TTATCCAATTCCTGCTGAATCTCTTCCCAAATCTGTCTTATTTTGTATTGCTCATAGGCAAATTTTCCACCACTCATAATTTACTTTTATTAATATTTATCTTTAATTCCGTAATAAGCAAAACAAATTGCCATTATAGCTGTAGATATTCCCCAAATTATTATATATACTATCATAACTCAAAACTTTTATCGAAAAATTCCCTTAATTCCTTAGTATTTTGTAATGCATTTTGATATGCGTTACTTGCTTCTTCTTCATTTGTAAAATTACCTAAATTAGTAGATTTACCATTTGTTTTAATGCCAGCTCTCCATTTACTATTTTTTTTACACCAACTTACACCAGTATATTTTGAACTTTTATTTTTTCTATCTTTAGAATTATTTTCTCTTCTAGTTATTATCTGTAAATTATCTAATCTATTATTTAAAGGATTGTTGTCTATATGGTCAACTATTAAACCGCTTTCTTTATTGTGATTTAAAAAAGAAGTAGCTACTAACTGATGTATTCTAACAGTATATTGTTTTAAATTTTTACATAATATTACATGATAATATCCAACTCCATTAATTGCAGGTTTTAAAATTTTAGACTTATTATTCCAATTGCTTTTAACTAACCCAAAATTAGAAATTTGATAATTTTCTTCAAACCCTTTTGCTTTTACCCATTCTTCAATCATAATATAATTAAATAAAAAACTCCATTAAAAAAGGTGCGTAGGATAACCTTAATTAATAGAGTTTTTGATAAATATTTTTAGAAGTTCCTACGCTTCATAGTGCAAATATACAAAAATTATTTAAATGATTCGTTAAAAAAATTACGAAGTTCCTTAGTATTTTGTATTTGCTCGTCTGCAAGTCCAGACAAGTCTTCATCTGATTGCTTATAGTAAAGACTATTGCTAAACATTTCTAACTTCTTAAGTAAGTCCGTTGTAAAAAACTCTGGGAGTACCTCGTTAAGCTCCTCAAAGTTTTCTAAAAATAGCGGTTGCATTGTCATTGTTTCAGCTATTAGCTTATTATAATGTAGTTGGTTATTGATTAACTTCAACTTTCGTTCCTGTGTTTTATATTTTTTATTCATAGTTACCATTTATTAGCTCCTTCTATACACATATCACTTCCTACATAAGCTGTTACCCAATCACCAGGATATAGTATAAACTTTTTATTGTTACCCGTGCAACTATTTCTTATCACTACCGAGTAGTCATTCACATCGTCTGATATTATCTTACCACAATTACAATTTTCTTGTGGTTTAGGTTGTGGATTATCTTTATTACATGCGTAACTTAATCCTACTATTGACACTAACATTATTAACTTTTTCATCTTATTCATATTCGTTGTTTTTAAACCATTCTAAGCCATTTAAACACTTGTTAAATGCTATCTTGTCTTTACGTTCATACTTGTTTCTTAAAATACCCCCGTTGTGTTCTCTATTTAGTGGCATCAATCTAGTTCTTTTAAACTGTTTTAGCCATCTCATATATGCTATTTCTTTATCCATGTCTTAAATTTTACTGTAAAATAATTTCTTTGATAGATTATGCACTTTACCGTTGTCGCATTGGATTCTGTACTGTTGCTTATAAGTTTCTATGATTGTGTAAATGTTCAATGTACTTATTAAATTAGCGTATCCAGCGCGTGCGATTACTTGTTTAGCTTCTAAGAAGTTTGGCTTTACGTAGTCTATTCCTGTTGTATACTCGCTGCAGTTTGTATGGTGATGCGTTTCTTTACACCCTACTAAACAATATTCTGTTATCATAATTTCATTAATTCTAATTTAACCCTATCCCAATAATCTATCATTACTATATCGTGAAGCTGTAAGTGGTCTAAAACCTCATCACAACATATTAAAGCGCATAACTTGCTTTGTGCGTACTCTATGTTAAAGTCTACTGTCATTTGTCTTATCAGGTGTTCTGATTTTTCCTTAGCTGTCATCTCTTTTTTTATTAGTGTAAATTCGTTTATTACTATATCAATAGACCTCCAGTCTTCGTTTCTTTTTAAAATGCTTATATCGTCTTCTAGTTTCATGGTTTCAATATTTTAAGGTCAGCTTCTACTAATCTATTAATTAATTCAAAGGCTAATTTAACAAGGCTGTTAGCGTCATCTTTTAACCCGTTATTTTCTGTTATCATTAAGATGTTAGTAAGGTCTATATCGCTAAAATCTATTATATTCTTTTTAAGTTGTCTCTTCATTTTGTAAGTATTTCGTAAACTGTTAACCCTATCATTATTCCTACTAATCCTATTATTGTTAAGAATAATTTTAACAGGAACCTCATCTCTTTTATATTCTCGTTGTCTTGAAACTCCCTCATCTTACATCGTGTCTTAAGTCGTATTCTCTATTTTTTAGGTCGATGTATGCCTTTGTTGATTTCTTTTTTAATGCGGACCAAATCTCATCGCTTGAATAATCTATACCATCTACTTCAACTTTGTAGATATTTAAAGCGTTTCTTTGCTCGTCTTCTAGTTGTCTATATTGCTCCTCCTCCATTCTGAAGTGTAGAAATTCTCTTCCTGCTGCGCTCATCTTTTAGTTATCTCAGATATTTCTAATTGTTGTTGTGCTGTTAATGTGTATGCTGTTTTAAGCTTGTTGAATACGTCTAACTCTAAACCTTCGTATCTACTAACTGCTTTCTCGAATAATGCAGCAGAGCAAATTGGTTTAATTATCGCTTGTGGCGCACTTGCTTTTTGACCATCATCGTCATCAGCTTGTAAACTCATTAAACTTTGCAACGTGTAACGTCTATAATATGTAATTTGCGAACCCAAAGCTTGCGCCGTTAAATTAGGGCTTAAATCAATACTACTTTCGACCATCTCAAAAGTTTCGGTATCTATTACTTGTGTGAATACTTTACCGTCTTTAATCGGTTGTAAGAGTATTAAACCTTTCGATAGTAGTATTGGTTCAACTGCTTCAATTAATGCGTTTAAATCGGCATACGTGTTTTTAAAGTGTGGGTTCTTAGCGTTCTTTTTAACTACTCCTATCTCTTGCTTGGCTGCGTGTATTTTTGCGTATATTTTCATAATTGTTTATTTAATAATTTTTTAAACCAAAAGTATAATTCTTCAATTTGTTCTAGGCTATCTGACTGGTCAGTGTATACACTTTTTATAAGCGGCTTATTGTCTGGTTCAGCACTCCAACCATTTTCGTAATATCTAATCTCAATTTTTTGAACGTGTCCGTAATATTCAACAAAGAATTTATCTTTATTATCTGTCTGCATCATTTCAGCTGCTAATATCATTAAGTCGTTTAATTTTTTCATAACTCTTGATTTTTAAGGTAAATTTCTACTAATTCATTTTGCATCCATTCCTGCTCGAATAATTCTGTAATATCTACGCCAGCAACGTATACTCTTAACACATAAACATATTGACCGTCTTCAGGGAATCTATTATCGTAGCTATCTTGAAATTCTACTTCTAAATCAATATCTTTATAATTGATAAATGTTGTTTTTGCATGACTAGGAATTAATTTCTTTAAATCCGCTATGCACTCTTCTAGGGTTTTAATTGTGTTTCTCATAATTTATTTGTTTATTGCTTTTAAATACTGTAAGTATAATTCATAATTGAAGCTTCCCGTTGTAGCTTCGGCTTGTCCTTTTGACTTCCACCATTTAATACAAATTCCTAAAGGGGGTGCGATGTAAATGTTTTCTAATTTGTTTTGTGTTGCTTTCATAATTTGTGTTTTTATTATTTTTACGTCTTATTGACATAGCAAAGATAAGTATAATATTGACTATAACAAACTTTATTATAAAATAATTGCTATTTATATTGATTCTAAATAAGAAACGCTATAAGCGTGGAGCCTATAGCGTTAATTTGACCTAACCAAACACATGGGAAATTATGAAAAACCCGTGTAAATATACGAAATTATTTATATAAAACAAAAAACCCAAGGTAGTAGTTCTTAATTAGAGAAACTTTCCTTGGGGTAGTAAAGTTATAGACATCGTCATTTCCCTTACTTAGAAGTCCAAACCTGGGACGCTGTTCTTACGGGAAGCGTGTCTGGCACGTAGTTGGTTGATTACGGGTTCAACCATAAACCTTTTTAAATCTCAAACCATAAGTAAAGGACAAAACAAATATAGTGATTATTTCTTAATAAACAAATCAGCTTCGACCCTTCTACGTCTTACTAATCCCGGAAGCACTTTACCGCCACCCATAATATAATGGTTTATTAACCAATCATAAATAACCTCATCCGTAGCTTTTTGGTTTACTAATCTAAACAAAGTTTGTGAGCTACCACAGTTCCAACAAAATGATACAAGGGCATCAAATTGGTTTTGGGTTAAAGCAACCTTTATGTTTTTGATTACTGTAGCTTCGTATTTAGGTAGCAACTTTAACAGTAACATATCCGCTTCTACTTGGCTAATCTTTTGACCCATTAGAACTTTACTACCATCTAAGTAGAACGTGTTGCCGTAGCCAATCGTCCAAACACCAGCAGGGCATTTATAACTTTTCAGCTTGCACCCTTCAAATAGTTTTATTAATTCAATACCTTTTTGGCTCGTTTTCATATTTTAATTTATTTTGATATTTCCCAATGCATTGCATCATATCCCTTAACTTTTCCTAAGTTAATAAATCCATGCTTTTCAAATATCTCATGCAATTTAGCGTACTCAGGTTTAGAAAATAAAGCCTTAGCGTATGGTGTTTTTAATCCATTAGCTGATGGGAATAGGTCAATTGCTATACCCCATGAATGACGGCTAAACTCTGTACCCCCTCGCATTTTTCTGTAGTTGAAACAACCGCCAAACTTATCAATACCTAAGCGTACAATTTCAGGATACGTGTAAACACTTAGTAACTCATTAAAAACATCTAAAAAGTTTTGTTTAACAAGCCTATGGCATCTCATTTTCTTAACGGGCTTGCCATCATAAACCATTGGATAAGGTAAAGTGATAGATTCTAAATAACCTACTCCACCCTCGTTTGGCTTTCCGTATCTTTTAATACATTCAGCAGTTGTTATCATACTTAGATTTTAGCGAACTTTGAAACCGTTGCTGCAGTCGTTCCGATTGTAACTAGTACTGCACCTACTGAAGCTGTAGCAGGTAACGTAATCAACGCACCTCCAACTAAACCTATCACTATTCCTACGTGGATTAACTTCTTAAAGAAAGTCGGTGTACTTGCATTCCATCTCTTTTTTAAATCTTTCAAATTTTTCATGCTCTTTTAATTTTAAATTTATCTGGCAATATTGCGTAATTAATTGATTTTTTATATATATATTCAGCTTGTAAATTTCCACTTTTCATCATTTGCATCTGATAACAATTTTCTAGTTTACCTTCTAATGCTTCTACTCGTGAATTAGTAATCCATAGCCAACAAGCTAGCACTCCTGTCACTCCATACTTCTTTGTTATCTCTACAAATTCTCTCATTTCTTAAAAAGGGTTTATCTGAACCTTTGGCTCATATATAATTAAATCTAAATTCTTAACCCAAAGATAATCATTATTATCACAATAATTCATTTCCTCTATGGAAATCACCCAATTGTCGTTTAAGTCCTGAATAGGATTGAAATAAGAATCCGTAGTGTACTGTTGACCTACTATTAAATCCTTTTGTTCAATAGTCAATAGACCTACATAGGTAGTCCATTGTGCTTGTGTTATGTCTGTTAGTTTCATTAGTAAGTATTTCTTGTTAAAGTAGTGTTAAATGTATTAATTGCATTAGACAAATTAGCTGATTCAGTATCGTTTAAACCATCTGCCATTGCTGAACAAATTACATTTCTTGGTGAACGGTAATAATCTCCAAGCACATTGTTCCAAGCTGAAATCCAAATGTTTCTATTAACAGTAGAAAGTGATGAAGCACTTGACGAAGATATTAAACTTGAATTTTTGAAATATTTTACAACGTTTGAAGCTGTTCTTGTTAATAAATACAATCCTCTTGAATCTGTATTACTTACGGCTATTCTACCAGCAGAACTTGAATTTGTACTCAATAAAGTAGATGAACTCAATTTTATTAACATGATATTTTCTGAAACGTTATCCGAATTCCCCATATCAACTAAAACCCCATCACTATTTGTTGTAGTATAAAATAATAAAGTTGATGAATTTAACGCTAAAATATTTGAATTAAAATTTGTGTCAGCGTGTGAATTTACCCCACTTGGCAAAGCTCCTGTACTCGCGTGAGTCCAACCACCGTTAAAAGTAATTTGATATTGAGCAGTATTGATAAAGTTGTATGAATGCTTACTTGCTGTACCCCCAACCATTGGATATAAAGCCTTAATCTTAGCAGTTAAACCGTAAGTTGTTAAATCTGTTTCTAAGGTGTTTAAAGCACTTATAATAGTAGTATCAGTTTCAGACGTCGCCGCTATCCATGCAGTAGTTAAAGCACCGTAACTGCCACCGCTTGGTACTTTTTTCATCGAGGCAATTATGCCCGTATAACCGAACCCAAACATTATGCTAAAACTAAAGCTACTGAACCACTTGTTAACTTAACACCTGAAAAGTTAACCCCTTGACCTGTAATAAACGCGCCTGCTTTGATAGCTGTAGCAGCAGTTGAAATATAAGTATCTTTTACGTTAGTTCCGTTAACTTTTAAAAGATTAAATACAGTATCTTCTAATACTAAAATACCTGCAAATGCTGTTGTTTTTTCAGTTGTATCATTTACAATGAATACTCCTTTGCTCGCTACTAACTTATCTAAATTTGGTAAACTCATCTTATTTATTTTTTATTAATTAAACTTCTTGATTGATTCCTAAAACATCCCACTTTGTATCGTTTGCATTATATACAAGTCCGATATACAAAGTTTTACTTATTACAGTTGTTGTTGGCAAAGTAACTCCTATTGCTCTATATTGCGCTCCGAATGTAATTGTGCGTGCTGTACCGTTGTCTTTAATACGTATAAGCATAGGCATATTGTCTACTGCTGTTCCCGTTGGGTTAGCAATAGTTAAGTTAACCGCTTGTGCTGTTATTTCTACTATATCATTTAAGAATGTAGGAGTCACCGTTGCGCTACTAGCTACACTTTGTTTTCTAGGAGTGTAAACAAGTGCGCCCGTTATAGTTTTATTGTCATACGTCGCACCGTTCCACTCTAATATAGGCAATAAATCTAATATTGCAGGCTGCGTGGTTTTCGCTGTATACTCACTTAGTTTTTTGTCTGCCATCTTTTTTGTTTATTACTTTAATATATGCTTTTAGCTTAACTAAATTCTCTTGTTTAGGCTCGTATGTTTTCTTTATAGTTTCCATCCTCCTAGATTTGTGCTGTGTTTTGGGTAAATATCGTCACTTGAATTGCTTGTATATTCAGGAAATAAAGATTGATTATAAGTCATGTAACTATCAAATCTACTGCTATAACTTTCTGCTATACTTCGCTCTTTTTCAATTAAGAAATCTACTTCAGCTTTACTAGCTACCTCACTATTTTCTGCACCTTTTTTATATATACCCCCGTTCGCTATCATGTAAGCTGCAAATGGGAGATACTCTACCATCGCCCAGTGAATTAACATAGGTTTCAAATATGTATTCACTAGAGTTATGTAGTTTCCTGCTAAAGTAGTCGCTACAATATCAGCTTTTAGTTTGTTTAATAAATTAGTACCCGTATATCCTTGAATATGTATATCTTGAGCTATCTTAATAAACTGTATAAACTTATCAGTATCAATGTTCCCATTCATAGCTGTATGCTTTACAATGTCCGCTCTACTTATTAATAATGCTTCTGCCATGATTTAAACGTCTGAAGGTAAGTTTGTATTATTAGGAGAAAATCCTTTTAATGGTAAATTGTTTGGATATATAGAAACTTCAAAAGGATTAGTAACTTTGAAGCCTCTAATCTCTGCCGCTCTAGTTCCTATCTCTTGTAATCCTGCTTTATCATTATTAAAGTCGTACATCATTGTCACGCGTTCAAATTTATGATGGCATCGTGGCCCGCCTTTATATTTAAAAATATCGTAAACATCTGCTCCAAATTCTCCGAATCCTGCATTCACTATTTGTGAACTCATTTTATCAATATCTTCTTTTCTGTATAGCTTATTTGCACTTAGCATAGCGTTACAAAAGTCACGTTCAGGAGATTTATTACCTACGTATTTATACCTTACTTTGAAATAACGCTCTTTAACTAACTTATCTTGTTTAGATATTGCAGTAGGACGTGCCGTTCCTGTACTCACTAAATTAACTAACTTACTTAATACAGTTTGTTTGTTTAGCTTATCATGTAGTTCTGAATTAAGACTATCAATATGATTATTTAATACATCCTCATCTTCTAATTCAACATCTCTACTATCTACAATAATCCAATCATTTTGTTCTGCATCTTCACACTCATCTAAAATGACTTGTAATGCACTTTTTTGTGAGCTTAAACTAGCAGCAACTTGTGGTGCAGCGTCAATAGGTTTTTCAAATGGATTTAACGTCTTAAATTGTAACTTTAAAGTTATGTTATTAAATGCTAAAATACTATCAAAGGCATCTATTAGTAAGTCTTGAAATGAACGCACTATTGTATTATCAAAAGCAGTCATTGACGTAGCTAACTCATCAGCATTAGAACTAAAACCCGTTCCCGTAATTATACCAAACATCAAAGGGCTTGTAATATTGTGAGCCGTTAAAATCTTATCTCTAGATTCCGTAGATAAATATTCGTAATGTTTTGGCGCATCGTTAAGTGGAATATCTACAACCGTTGTAGCTAACTCTTGATTTTCA